CGCAGAAAGAGATCGACGCGAAGAAGGCAAAGAGACCGAAACTGAAACTGGACTATTGCGAGGGGGATGCAGATGGGATTTCTTGACCAGCTTGATCTTGAACTGCAAAAGGACCTTGTGAATTTTATCAAAACACAGGAGGCGGACAAAGGCCCGCACACGCTGGGCGACGCACTGATTGTCAGTCTTCTGAAAGAGATCATCAGCGGCAACGCGCGCATGAGCGGCTGCGCCACGAACCACGCGACGAAGAAAATGTATATCGAACTCAGCTTTTTTGAGGAGGACAAAACATGAGCGATTTTCTGAAATTCGTGGACGAGCTGCGACAGCGTGAACCGATCCGCGTTGAAATCTATTATTCAAAGGTGATGGACTGGACAATCAGGATTACAAAGAAGGGTTGTGCGTCCCTCTTCCCGAAATCGCCGCACGATGGGGAGGATGTCATTCTGGTCTCCGAAGCGAGTTGCGACATGGAATATGCGTTCGCAAAGGCACATGTTGCCTTGAAGGAATGGCTGTTGGAGAATAACGGAGGCTATTGATACCCGATGCGTGAACTGCCGTATAGGGATTAGAATAGGAGCTCAACTAATGTATATCAAAGATTTGAAAGGCGGGAAACCGCCAATATTCAAGGCAATTGAAATTCTATGCGCGCCAGACTATGGCGGCGCAGATAATGACGAAATAGAGTATGCTGCATGTTGCCCCGACTGCGGCTATATATTTGGCAGTCATGACAAGTTCTGCAAAGAATGCGGAGCAAAAATGTACTGGGGTGTGAAACAGCCGGAATTAACTTAAATAGGAGTTTTGTCATGGTAACAAAGGACAAGCCAAACAAAGTGACTGCGACTTTGAAGATTGTTATCACGGGCGAGTTTTACGACGATGAAGCATCAGAGGAAACCTTGCGATATTACGTAGAGCAAACTCTCGAAGATGCCGGATTCGATGTTGAAGTAACACTTTAACAAGGCGGTGAAGTGGGATGACTGATCGAGAGAAGGCCATCAAGGGACTGGAGATGTGCCTTGCCAGCATTGATGAGGCGGAATGCCCGGAAGAATGCCCGTACTACGAAACATGCCGAAATTACGAGAACAGGGTGATATTCCAGCCTGTCATGCGTGACACGCTGGAACTGCTGAAAGAGCAGGAACCTGTTGAACCAAAACTTGTCGGCGTAAACACATGGATTTGTGGTGAATGTGGTGCATTTCTCGGTTGGGAGGAATTTACACAGTCAGGACTGGAACTGGTCGAGAACAGGTTCTGCCCGCACTGCGGAAGGAGGGTGAAGTGGAATGCCTGACGTGGAGAAAATTATTAAAGCCATCGAAATTTGTTATACCGAAGGGCATAACTGCACTGAATGCCCGTTCTTTAACGAAGATAAGTGTAACGATATGCTGAAGCGTAATGTGCTGGAATTATTGGGAAATAAGCCGGTTCTCGCCAGGAGGAAAATGCTTTTGTCTATGTGGTGTTGGTGTTGCGGCGCATGCGGCGTGGCGATCACCGAGGGTGACAAGTTTTGCAGGATGTGCGGAACGGCGGTGAAATGGAATGGCTGACCCGGAAAAGACTGTCGAGGGGCTGAAACAGGTTTATCTCCATTTTGAGCGGATGACCGAAATCTCATATGACGGCGATTCAGCGAGGTTTGAGGAGCTGAAAGAATGGACGGGTGACGCGCTGGAGCTGCTGAAACGGCAGGAGCCTATGCAGGTGGTCACCGAGGGGAACGACGTCGTCTATCTGGGACGCTGCCCCGCGTGTAACAGGGTATTGGCCCCGTCGTGGGGCGCAAACTATTGCAGTGCTTGCGGACAGGCGGTGAAATGGGATGGCTGAAACAAAAAACAAGTGTCCGAGGTGTGGAGGACGTTTAGTTGCTGAATACATCGGGAATTACGGAGATGTTTACTTTTTGAACTCAAAAGGAAAGCCGTACAAAGACCGATTAAAACGACACATATATGAGCACGATGGAGAACCACCGATGATTTATTGCAAAGATTGCGGGGCAGGGTATGAAAGATGCGGACAGGCGGTGAAGTGGGAATGAGCCAGAGCGTCTTTTATCAGCTAAAAGAGATGATCGAGCGGGACATGGCGGAGCATGGGCTTCACGCCAACGCGCTTGAGATGAACGCTAAAACGCTGGAAACCCTCAAAAGGGAAAGCGAGGAAATCAGCCCTCTTTCCCACGGAGTCCTTCTTGTCTGGATGCAGAGCGCGGTCATCTTCGTCAACAATGACTTAGAAGACGGCAAGATCCATATTGGCCGACGCAAAGACTTTCTTGAAAGGGCAAAGTACAGAGAAACCTTCGAGAAAATGAGGGAACGCATATGGGAATGATTACACCCGACCGGGATAAGGTCATCACAGGCCTTGTGTGTATAGCCGGATACAATCACTTGCAATCCAATCCGTGCGCGGTGTGCGACTACTATCAAAACTGCGCAACCTATGCCGCCTGCGTCCATCAAATAGCCGTCGATGCCCTGGGGCTGCTGAATGTGGCGATCATACCCATCAAATTCAAGAAAGAGCTTGAACTCCGGTCGGATATCGTAGACGCCTATCGCTGTGGAAATTGTTATTACGAACTTGACGATGTAGAAAAGTGGAGCTATTGCCCCAAGTGCGGAAGGGCGGTGAAATGGAATGACGATTGAGCGGGCCATTGAAATATTGGACCCGGAACACCGGGTACCATGCGACAGCCTTAAAACCGTCCAGGAGGCTTGCCAGATGGGCGTGGAGGCGCTGAGAGTTGCAGAGAATCACGGGCTGACCATCGAAGGCATGGACTATGCCCTGCGTCAACATCAGATCGTCATCTACGACGAAGTCGAAAAGTGGAGCTATTGCCCCAAGTGCGAAAAGGCGGTGAAACGGGATGGATGAACAGAAATACGACCTGTACATTGACGGCGATATTGCCGCCGAGAACATGAGCATCGAAACGGCGGTCATCCTGCTGGAGGCGCTGTTTGTGCATTACTACAGCGAGGCCGAGAACGGCATGGAGATCACGATCAAAGGGAGGACGGAGGATGAGCCGTAAAGACAAACTGGAACGGCGCTTTGTCCAGGATCGGGACCGGGCCTTTACAGCCTTTGTCCTGCACGATGACTGGGGCAAGGTGCTGTGGTTCATGCGGAAGTATCACATCAACCCTCACCCGAACGAGCTGGTGATGAAGGCGGGCATTCTGAAAGGCGTGCAGGAGTGTGTGAACATTCCCGATGACGTGAAGGGCAAGGCGGCGGAGAAGTGCATCGCGCTGGGATTCACGCCGTTCTTCAAAGACCGCAGAGAAGGTGAAAGTCATGCCGATGGAACGGGAGCGCTACCCGGCGGAGTGGAAGAAGATTGCGCTGGCGGTGAAAACGGCGGCGGGGTGGAGGTGTCAGCAGTGCGGGAAGCAGTGCCGGAGACCCGGGGAACCCTTCGACACGCACAAGAACACATTGACGGTGGCTCACCTGAACCACCAGCCGGAGGACTGCCGGCCGGAGAATCTGAAAGCGCTGTGCGCTCCGTGCCATCTGAGGTATGACGCGAAGCATCACGCGGAGACGAGGAGAAGGAGGGCGGGAACGAGTGAGGCCGATTGATGCTGATGCGCTGAAAAATGACTTATCACGGTTCTACGATGGCGAGGTAACAGCAAGACAATTGATTGACGAGCAACCCACCATCGGCGGCTGGATTAGCGTCAAGGATGGACTGCCGAAAGAACATCCGAGCATGTTTGCCAAGCTGTACGGCACGGAAAAATGGAGAAGCGGGCTGTGGCGCACGGAATCCGACAGAGTGCTTGTAACTATCAAATTCCCGGACAACACACGCACGGTAGATAAGGGCAGACTACAGGATGGAACGTGGAGAACTGGCGTATCGCCCGTGTTGCCGCAGGAAGTGACGCATTGGGTGGTGTGGCCGGAACCGGCAGAGGAGGAGGAAACGCCATGAGCATGATCAAAGTCTATTTCAACAATGGGAACACCGCCATCATCAACCGGGACAAAGCCTCGTTCCGGGATAACGACGGGACACATTTCACCCTCGGAGTGGATGATGACAGCGAGGACAATCCGCGCAAGAACTATTCAACCCTGCTGGACGCCGGCCCGCTCATCAACTGGTCATCCGTGTCATGGGTGCGCGCCTACAGCGAGGAGGAAGCGGCGAATGACTAAATCTATCTACATCGCGGGGCCGATGGCGGGGATGGAGGATTTCAGAAACGCCTTCAACCAGGCCGAGGGGATACTGAGGATGCGGGGATGGACCGTGCTGAACCCGGCGTGTCTGCCCGACGGTCTCCCCCATGACGCCTATATGCCGATTTGCCTTGCGATGCTGGGCGCGGCGGACGCCATCATGATGCTGAGTGGCAGCGACGAGAGCCGGGGCGCGGAGATCGAGCGGCGCTTTGCGGACTACCAGGGCAAGGAAATCTATTTCGGGCTGCGGAACGTGCCCTTCCTGGAGGATGACGAATGCTGAACGACACGGAGGACGGACGATGAGTCTACAAGGGGACATCCTGCGGATACAGAATATCGTGGGCAGGCGGTACAAGGCGGAGGGCAAGGCCTGCATTGCGGGGATCAGCGACGGCGTGAAGGCCTCCTCGTGCTTCACCGGGGACGCGGAGGTCATGCTGGACATCCTGGCGGACATGGCGGGCAACACCATCGGACAGATGAGCGAAGACCCGGAGGAGCTGACCCGCATCAGCATGGCCTTCCGGCGGGCCGTGACGCGCTCCGCCCACGACTATTACGCGCGGGAACACCCCGGGGAAGCCCTGCCCGCAGTAACCCTCGCCGACGTATCCGCCGAGGAGAGAAAGGTCCTGCTGAACTGATGAAATTCAACCGGTACAAGAGGCAGATCACGCCGAACCGGACGCGCGGCATCAGCTTCTTCGAGATGCCGACCTACGCGCACGGATACCGCAACCGCGCGGGCCGGAAGGATGATCTCAGGGCGAAAGGAAGGGCGAACGCAATGGTGGACGTGGTGTCGTGGCGATTTGACACAGACATCTATATCACGAGCCGGGGACGGACGGCGGTGCTGCACATCGGCCAGGAATCCGTGCATCTTTCCAAGCTGGAGCTGCGGCGGGGCTTCTTCGACTGTGTGCTCAGGCCCTCCCCCGCGCCGAACCGCAAGGCCCTGCGCGCCATCTTCCGCGAGTACCAGACGATGGTGGATCACCTGGACGTGATCGTAGACAGCGCCGGCGGCGTGACACAAAGCGCCCTCGGCATTGCTCAGGCGCTGGCGGGCTGGCGGCAGTCCAAGCGGCTATTGATCGACGGGCAGTGTTCCAGCGCGGCGACCATGATCCTGTGCATGCCGAAGTGGGACAGCGTAGCCATCACCAACCGAAGCCGTATCACCGTCCACTCCCCCCGCGTGACATCCTACGCGCGAGGGAAGAAGACGGGCGCCTTCCGGATCCTGGGCGAGACGAGAGGGACCTCCGGGAAGCGCTTTGCCAAGCTCTACGCCCGGAGGACGGGCCGCAAGATGGACGAGGTGCGGCAATGGATCGAGGACGGAAGGACCTTTACAGCGGCGGAGGCCTGCCTGGTGGAGTTTGCAGACGAGATGATGCCGCGCACGATGTGGGAAAACATGCGATAGGAGGACAAGACATGACACTGAACGAATACCAGCAGCTCGCACAGAGAACCAGCCCGACCGCGAACACGCCCAGGGCAGAAAAGCTCCTCAACGGCATTTTAGGCGTGGCCGGAGAAGCCGGGGAATGTTCGGATTATTTCAAGAAATGCCGCTATCAGGGCCACACCTGGGACGTGGCGCACATGGCCGAGGAGATCGGGGATGTGCTGTGGTACTGCGCGGAGATGGCCGGCGGTCTCGGCCTGGAGCTGGACACCATCGCCGAGGCGAACATCGCCAAGCTGAGACACCGCTTCCCGGACAAGTTCACAGCAGAGCACTCCGTGCAGCGGGACGCCGAGGCCGACACCGACACGGTGCGGGATGTCATCACGGGCAAGTGAGCGGCAAAAACGAAAACGTTTTCGGTTTTGAAGGGAAGAGCTATGGAGAAAGAGACCCAGAAAGGCAAGAGGATCATTCCCGCACGGGTCAGAAACCGCGACGTGCGGAAGCTGACGCGCATTCCCGGCCTGATGTCGGAAATCACCCGTCTGGAACAGCAGCGGGCCTGGCAGTATGACCGCATGTTTTCCATCACCCAGCACCTAACCGGGATGCCCGGTGGAGGAAACGGGGATAAGGGCTATGACGCGGCGTTCGCGGCCATCTCCGAGACCGACCAGAAGCACGGCGAACAGGTGACGGAGTATGCCCGGGAGATGAACGAGGCCGAGAACATCCTCAACAGCATCGAGGACACCACCGTCCGCGCCTTCGCCGCGCTCATGTACCTGTGCGGCAGGAGCCGGAACCAGACCATGCGGGAATTGTGCCTGACGGAATGGGAGTTCCGCCGGATCAAACGGGCAATAGAAAATGCGCCAGACATGGCGCATGTGTCCATCAGGGCGCAGGATATGGCCTCTGAGCGGGAATAGGTCAACGGCAGCGGTCACGGTCGTGGTCATGGTAATACCGGAAGGTGTAGACCACGTTGTAGTCCTTCTTGCGCTCGGGCAAGCCCTGCTCGGCGCGCCTTTCGTCGTCGCGGTTCTTCCAGGCGACATAGGCGAGCACACCGAGGATCACGATGACCACATCGGCGACGAAGATAGCAATCAGCACTCCCATGAAAGCGGCCTCCTTCTCTGTTTCTGCTCAAAGTTTACCACGATTGTGGTAGATTGTCAACAGGGCGGAAGAAATTTTCCCAAACTCTCTTGATTCTCAACCCCAAATGTGATAATATGCTATCAGCAGAGGTTTGCAAAGGCGACTGGAATTGACCAGCCGCCTTTTCTCGTGCGGAAGGTTTCGGCCTACGGCCGACCCGGGGGCTTTGCGATCGCCCCCGGGACCCCTTCGCCCGCCTTTCTGCAATCAAAGCCGAGAAGGGAGAGTGAGAGCATGGCGGAGGCCGTCAATATTTACATCGACGCATCACAGGTGGCGGAAGTGGCCTCGCACATGGCGCAGGTGCTCTCCCCTGAGAACTTTGAGGCGATGATGAAGCGAACCTTCATGGACACCGGACGCCAGGTGAAGTCGTTCGTCGGCCTGACCGTGCCGCAGGACTACGCCGTGACACCGGGCTACGCCATGTCCAAGGTGCAAAGCCCGCGCCCCTTCGGCCTCGGTTGCCTGATTCCGATCAAGGCCATTCGCGGCAAGGTCGGCAATGAATACTCCGCGTCCGGCGGTAAGGGCGTGGTGATTGCGGTCATCACCAGGGGCGGCAGAAGCAGATTTCCGAACCCCCTGCCCGCACGTCACGGCGGTCACGCGCCCTTCATGATGGGCGGCAAGGGCATGACGCGCGGCGACCACGGCATTTTCCAGCTCGTCGGCCTCGCCGTGCCCCAGATGCCGGCCAACCGAAGCTACGGGAAGTTCATGCAGAAGATTGCGGACTACACGATGGAGAGGCTGCAACACAATTTCGAGCAAATGTTCTGAGATGGAGCGGAGCATATGGCGACCTATCTGACGGCCAAGGAGCTTGCCAATGCGGCGGGCTACACCTATCAGCAGATCTACAACATCAACAAGGTGCTGCCGGACAATCAAAAACTGCTGGTGCAGGGCGGGGACGGAAAGAAATACGACCTCGCTATTTTTGTACAGCGGTGGGTGGACTACAACATCGGGAAAATCCGGGGCAGCGACGACGAGGAGGACGACAGCGACCTCAAGGCCGCGAAGACCAGGCACGAGAAGATCAAGACCGAAAAGACCCGGCTGGAGGTGGCCCGGATGCGGGCCGAGCTGGTGGACGTGCAGGACGTGCGGCGGCTTTGGGGAGACGTGCTGAAAAACGCGACCCAGGCGCTATTGCAGCTCCCGAACACCCTATCCCTGACACTCCAGGGATTGGACAGCCGGGAGGCCATCAAGCAGACCATCGAGCACGACCTGCGGCAGGCCCTCGCACAGCTGGCGGAAACCCCGCTGCCGTCCTACGTCACCACGGCTGAGAGCATCCAGGAAGAGATGAGCGACGATGAGTAAGGCATGGAAGAACCGCAACAGCCTCGCCGACCTCGCCGCCTTCGCCTACAGCATGTTCGAGCCGCCGGCCCTGATGAACGTGAGCGAGTGGGCGGACAAATACCGCGTGCTGGTCTCCGAGTCCTCCGCGACCCCCGGACCGTGGCGGACGGACAAGGCCCCGTATCAGCGGGAGATCATGAACGCCTTCACCCAACCGGGCGTGTGGCAAATCGTGGTGATGGCGGGCGCGCAGGTGGGCAAAACCGAGATTGCGCTGAACATGATGGGCCGCGCGATTGACCTTGACCCCGGGCCGATGCTGTTTGTCCAGCCTTCGGACACGTTTGCCGAGGACTTTTCCAAGCGGCGTGTCGCGCCCATGATCCGGGTCTCCCCCGCCCTGCGGAACAAGGTGTACGAGGCCAAGAGCCGGGACACGAGCAACACCATCGCCATGAAGACCTTCCCGGGCGGCAGCGTGGCCTTCACGGGCGCCAATTCCCCGACCGACCTGGCGGGCCGACCCATCCGCTACGCCTTTTTGGACGAGATCGACCGCTACCCGGCCAGCGCCGGCACAGAGGGCGACCCCGTTTCCCTGACGGAAAAGCGCACCATCACCTTCCTGGGCAACCGGAAGGTGGTCAAGACATCCACACCGACCATCAAGGGGGTCAGCAAGATTGAGAAGGCTTACACAGCCGGAACCCAGGAGGAGTGGCACACCCAGTGCCCGCACTGCGGCGCTTTCTCCTTCATCCGGCTGCAAAACATCAAGTACGACTCCGAGCAGTACGAGGACGAGGAAGGCAACCCGCACTACCGGATAAGCCACGTGCGCTGGATCTGCCCCACGTGCGCCGCAGGGACCTCCGAGCGCGAGGCCAAGCGGTGCCCGGCCAAGTGGGTTTCCAAGAACCCCGAAGCCCTGCAGCGTGGCATCCGTTCCTTCCGGCTGAACGCCTTCATGAGCCCGTTCTACTCCTGGCACGACATCTGCGAGGAGTTCATGGAGAAGAAGGACGACCCCGAGCGCTTAGAGGTGTTCGTGAACACGATCCTGGGCGAGACCTGGGAGGTGCGGGAACACAACACCCAGCCGGAAAACCTGTTCGCGCGGCGCGAGACCTACGCGGCGGAGATTCCCGACGGCGTGCTGGTGCTCACCATGGGCATTGACACGCAGGACAACCGCCTGGAGTATGAGGTGGTGGGCTGGGACCGGAACGAGCAGAGCTGGGGCATCAGCCGGGGCATCATTCCCGGGCGGGCTGACGATGAGGCGACCTGGGACGAGGTGGACGGGCTGATGGAGCGGATCTGGACGCGCAAGGACGGCGCGGGCCTCCGGGTGATGGCGGCCTTTATCGACTCCGGCGGCCACTTTACCGAGGATGTGTACCGCGAGTGCGCCAAGCGCAACACGGCAGGGAAAAAGATTTGGGCCGTGAAGGGCGAAGGCGGCGAGGGCAAGCCCCTGGTGCGCCAGATGAAGCGCGACGGCGGGGACAGGTCCATCAAGTTCATCGTCGGCGTTGACGCGGGCAAGGAGGCCATCATGTACGCGACGACGGTTCCCGAGCCGGGGCCGAGGTACATGCACTTCCCCACCGGGACGCGGTGCGGGTACGACCTTGAGTTCTTCCGGGGGCTATGCTCCGAGAAGATGGTGATCCACCGCAAGCAGGGGCAAAACGTCATCGCCTGGGAAAAAATCAGAGACAGAAACGAACCGTTAGACTGCCGCAACTATGCGCGGGCCGCCTATCGGTTTTTTCATTGGGACTTCGACCGATACGAGAGACGGCTGCGCGGCGAGGATGAGCCGCAAGTGCTGATGACCAAGGCCGAACACAACAGGAGCCGACGCAACCCGGTGGTGAGCCGGGGCGTACAGGTGTAGGAGGTGAGAAGATGTCTGCGATCACGGGATTCACGCTGGTGGAGGCTCAGAGCTTCCTGAAGGCGTGGAAGGATTGCGAGTATGCGTTGGCAACCGGGCAGGCCAAGCGCTACAAGGTCGGCTCACGCGAATTTGAAGCGATTGACCTGCCGTACATCGCACAGCGAATCCTCTACTTCTCGAACCTGGTAGAGGCCCTGAGCGGCGACGTGCGGACAAAGCGTGTGGTGCGGGTTGTGCCGCGCGACCTGTAAGGCGGTGATGAAATGAGTGAGAAGCCGAAGCTGAGCGAGCGCGCGCTATTCCTGTTCGCGCCTGAGACAGCGAGAAAAAGATACAACGACCGCGTGAAGCGCGAGCGGGTCGAGGAGATGCGGGAAAAGATCGACAAAGCCCTCGGCACACGCAGCACCCCGCGCATGAGCTACGGCAGCCACGGCGCGAGCAATTCGCTCAACAGCATGGTCGGCTGGGTCGTGGACGCGGGCAATGCCGAGGACGATATCGACCTGCACAGCTCCACCCTGCGGCAGCGGAGCCGTGACCTGTTTGAGGGCGGCGGGCTTGCCAGGAGCGGGCCGACCAGCCTGATGACCTCCGTGGTGGGATGGGGCATTCAGCCGAAACCCAAGATTGACGCGGAGGCCCTGGGCATGAGCGACCAGGAGCGGGAGGAGACCGAAAGACTCATCCTGCGGGAGTTCAAGCTGTGGGCGGAAAACCCCATGTGCGACGCGGAGAGACAGCAGAATTTCTTCGGCCTGCAGCAGCTTGCGTTCCTGTCCATGCTGGTGAGCGGTGACGTGTTCGCGCTGTTCGGGATGAAGGAAAACCCGCGCACCCCGTACCAGACCACCGTGCACCTGCTGGAGGCGGACAGGATATCCACCCCGGACTCCTCCGGCACAAGCGAGAGCGTGGAGGCCACGGGCGGCGGCAGGATCATTGACGGCGTGGAGATCGACCGGGAAGGCGCGGTGGTTCGCTATCACATCAGCAGCCGCAACCCCATGGCCGGCGCGGACGGCTCCGAGCTGACCTGGACGGCGATTGACGCCTACGGGCACGACACGGGCTATCCGAACATCCTGCACCTGATGACGTGGGAAAGACCGGAACAGCGGCGCGGCGTTCCCTTCGCGGCGGCGGAGATTGAACAGCTCAAGCAATTCGACCGCTACATGAAATCCGAATTGGCGGCGAACCTGGTGTCCTCGATGCTGACCGCGTTCATCGTATCGGACGCGGACGACGGCAAGGCGGGCATGGAGGATGCGGTCAACGAGGAAGACAAGGTGACGGACGACCCGCTCCAGCTGGAGCTGGCCCCCGGCGCGATCTACGACCTGCCGCCCGGAAAGAAGGTTGAGAGCGTCAACCCGACGCGCTCCAACGGCGCGTTTGAGGCGTTCGTTAACACGTCCATCATGGTGATTGCGTCCTCGATGGGGATTCCGAAGGAAGTGCTGGTCAAGAAGTACGAGACCAACTACACAGCGGCCAGGGCGGCGCTATTGGACTTCTGGCGGACGGTGCGCGTGTACCGGACACGGTTCAACAGCATGTTCAACCAGCCGATCTACGAGCAATGGCTCTCCGAGGCCGTTGCTTTGGGCAGGATCAACGCGCCCGGGTTCTTCGATGACCCCGCTGTGCATAAGGCGTGGTGCGGGTGCATGTGGGTCGGCGCGTCCATGGGCCACATCGACCCGATCAAGGAGGTCAACGCGGCGGCGGCGCGGATTGCCAACAACATTTCGACCCAGGAGCAGGAGGCCGCCGAGTACAACGGCAGCGACTGGTCTGACATCGTGCGGCAGAGGGCCAAGGAGATTCAGCAGATGCAGGATATCCTCGGCGGGCCGGTGTTCGCGCCTGACTCGCGGGACGATGAGGACGAGGACGACGAGAAGGGAGGCAAGACCTGATGAAAGACTTTTTCCGGCTGGCGTGCGCGGCGCGCATGAAGGCCGACAGCCCTGACACGGGCGAGATTGACCTGTACGGCGAGATCATCACCGACGTCAAGGAACAGTACAAGTGGAGCGACGAGGACAAGAGCGCCAAAGACTTCCGCAACGCCATCCAGAAGGTGAAGGACGCGGGTGCGAAAAACCTGCTGCTCCACATCAATTCCCCCGGCGGCGTATTTACCGAAAGCGTGGCGATGCGCGGGATTCTGGCCGGGGCCGGGTTTGAGAGCATCACCATCCGCATTGAGGGCTGGTGCGCCAGCGCGGCGACGGTGATTGCGTCCATCCCGGACGCCAAGGTGGAGATCATGGAGGGCAGCTTCTACATGATCCACAACCCCTGGACTATCGCCATCGGCAATGCCAACGACTTTGAGAAAGAGATCGAAACCCTGCGCAAGATGGAAGCCATCTCGCAGGGTTTTTATCACGACAAAAGCGCACAGGACGTGGAGCAGATCAAGACCTGGATGGACGAGGAAACATGGTTTACCTCCGAGGAGGCCGTGAAATACGGCTTCGCGGACGAGGAGCTGAAAGCCACGACCACCCAGGCGGCGGCCCGCGTCCGTCCTGACGTGATGCGTGTCATGCAGGGCATGTACAAGGCTGTGCCCGAGGGGGTGCAGCTCTCCGCGACGGAGGATGAGGCCGGCGCGGCTGACAACCATGACAGTTCCGATATTCCTGTTGCCGGGGTATCGACTGTAATAGACGGACATGAGGAGGGAACACGACACATGGAAATCAAGGACATCAGCGTGGAACAGCTTCGTGAGGGTAACCCGGCAGTGATGCAGGAGATCCAGCAGGAAGCCATCAAGGCCGAGCGGCAGCGCATCGCCGACATCGACGCGCTGACCCTGAGCGGCTACGAGGAAATGGCCGAGAAGGCCAAGGCTGACGGCACGTCCGCCCTGGACTTCCAGCGCCAGGTCGTCGCCGCCCAGCGCAAGAAGGGCGAGGACTTCCTGAAAGCCCGCGCCGAGGAGACCACCCCCGCTAAGGCTGTGGCCGGCGCGGCCGCCGAGGACCAGAAGAGCGAGGAAGAGGAGATCAAGGCCTTTGCCAAGGAAATCTCCGGCTTCGCCGCTCAGACCACCAACGACCAGATGTACTGAGACGAGAAAGGAGTGAAACGGAATGAGCCTGTATCAGGTGATCGGCACGCATACCCCCGACTGGCTGCTGGCTGACCCGCAGGGCGGCGAGGCCATCGCCATTCCCTGCACACCCGGCAAGGGCACCGTCAAGCGCGGCACTGTGATGTTCCGCGAGACCAACGGCATGTACTCCCCCGCCGCCGCCGCTGACGCTGTGGACGGCAAGTATCTGGTGGTGCTCAACGAGGATGTTGACACCAACGCCAACGCCACCATCGCCGAGGACGCTTCCGCGTATCGCACGGGCCGCTTCATCGAGGGCCGCGTGACGCTGGCCTCCAATGCGGCGCTGACCGACGCGATCAAGCTGACGCTTCGCAAGCAGGGCATCGTGTTCGTCCCGAAGGACGGCACGACGACCTTCAACAACGAAGTGAGCAACCAAGTGGCCGGCGGCTAATTCCATCAGGAAAGGAGCGAAAACAACATGAATATCTACGATACCCGGGCGCTGCTGGCTGCCGTGGAGCAGCTTCCGCGCGACTATTCCTACCTGTTCGACACCTTTGCGCATGACGCGGGCGTGATCGAGGACGACCACGCCATCTACGACTACCGCAAGGGTTCCCAGCGCATGGCCCCCTTCGTGGTTCCCGGCGCGGGCGGCGTGCCCATGATGCGCGACGGCTTCGAGACCCGTGAGATCGGCTTCTGCACCATCGCCCCCGAGCGCACGGTGGAGAACATCGACCTGAAGAACCGCATGTTCGGCGAGCGCATCCTGGGCGCCATGACCCCCGAACAGCGCGAGAAGAAGATGGTCGCCAAGGATCTGGCCGACATGAAGGCGGCGATTCAGCTCCGCCTGGAGTGGATGGTGCGCCAGGTGCTGCTGACCGGCAAGCTGGAGATCTTCCGCTACACCTCCGAGGGCCGGGACAAGAAGACCACGCTGGTCGCCAACTACGGCTTCACCAACAACTTCACCCCGCTCACCAAGTGGGATCAGGTCGGCGCGAAGATCGAGGACGATATGAAGGCCATCTTCGACATGGTGTACGACGGCCAGGGCTACGTCAGCAAGATGCTGATGGCTCCCGACGTGGCCGCCGCCATGCTGGAGAACAGCGCCTACATCAAGCAGTTCGACGGCCGGAACATCAACATGGGCGAGATCAACACCCGCTATCGCGGCAAGGGCATCCGCTTTATCGGCTGGAACTCCGACGGGGTGGAAATGTATTCCATGAGCGGCACGTTCACCGATGACGACGGCACGACCCAGCGCATCATCCCCAACGGCAAGCTGATTGCCGGCGGCGAGGATCTGTTTGACGTGTACTTCGGCCCGGTGACTCAGGTGGAGGACATGGGCAAGAACGCCAAGCACACCACCTACATGAAGAAGCTGGTGCCCCTGCACTACGGCGACATCAACACCGGCGCCATCAAGAATCGTCTGACCAGCTGCCCGACGGTGGTTCCGCGCAACGTGGACGCCTGGGCTGTCGGCACGATGCTGTGATGAGGTGAGCGCATGAGCAAGGGTTATGTGAGCATCTTCTACGTTCGCGTGGGCAAGCACGTCTTCACCCCCGGCGAGGTGATCCGCGAGGAGATCGACGAGGAGAAGGCGGCAAGGCTTATCAGGGACGGCTTCATCCGCCCTTGCGACGCGCCCGCGACGAAACCCGAGGAGCCGGCCCTCGACGGTGAACCCGTCGAGGCCGACCCCGTGGCGGAGACCCCGGAGGAAGCCCCCGCCGAGGAAATCCCGGAGGAAGCGGCCGATGAGGACGACGGGGACGGCGACACCGCCCCGATCGAGATTGACGACGCCGACGCCGTGATTGCTCCGCCGAAGAAAAAAGGCCGCAAGAGTGAAGCGAGGTGACGAGCGTGAAAATCCGTATGCTGAAAAGCGGCGAGGTTGTGGAGGTCAACGCGGAATACGGCGCGCGCCTGATTGAGCAGGGACGCGCCGTTCTCCATGTCTGCCCCGAACAGCCCGCCCAGGCGGAGGAGAAGGCCGAAGCCAAGCCCGCCGCCGAGACCAAGGCCGAAAAGACCAAGGCCCGCAAGAGCGGTGATGCCTGATGGCGCTGAAGGACCGGATCGCGGATGACCGGCTGCGGGTGTTTTTGCAGACCGACCACTTCGCCAGCACCCACACATGGAACGGCATACCCTTCGTGTGCGTGACGGACGAAGAATCGGCGCTGAAACGCAAGAACAACAACGTGGTGGACATCTCATGGGACAACAACACCATCGACGTGATTGTGTACGTGCGGGAGGAAGACTGGCCGGAGACGCGGACACCCATGCCGAATGACCACGGCTTCTTTGACAAGCGGCACATGAAGATCCTCCAGGTGCAGAACGACATGGGGCTGTTGACCATCACGCTGTCAACCAAGTCCCCCAAGGCGGTGAACGACGGATGAGGACCAGCACACGGCTGAAAGCCATGCAGAAATGGGTGTTCAAGGAGCTGTGCGAGGGCCGGAAGATGAAAACCCCCGCGCCCGACGGCGACATCACCCAGATTGTGAAGCAGGAGCCGCAGGTGTTCGTGGGCTGGATGCCGATGCGGAGCGACAAAACGGTGTACAGCCGTGACGACTTTCCAAACGTCGTGCCATCCATCACCCTGATGCCCGCCCCGTCCTACGTGCGCCACATGGAGGAGCACCGCTTCGACCGCTACGACCACATCAACCGCATGAACGAACTGAGCCAGCAGCTCACGGTGCAGGTGCTTTTCCAGATCTACGAGGACGGCGTGAGGCTGCCCGGATTTGTGGGCAAGGCCAAGAGCGGCCAGGGCATGGACATGAGCCTGATTCAGGAGGGAAGCCTCGAAGGCCTGTCCACGCTGGAGGACTGGATCAGCGAGTTCAAGTACAAGCTGCTGGGCGAGCGCACCATCCCCGGGACGGACATGTTTCTGGACGAGGAGAGCGCCACCTACGCGCTGTTTTCCGACGAGAAGTACATCGCGGATCTGCGGCCTATCTTTGTGGGCATGGTCAACGTGACCTTCTACTGCTTCACCGAGCGGAAGGTCAACGACAAGATCAGAAAACTATTACTCTAAGGAGGGAAAAACCATGGCATATCTTCATGGCGCTTACGGCGATATCAATGCCGCCGGCAACCGCGTCGCGGCCCAGACCGAGGGCGTGATCGTCGCCATCGGCACTGCTCCCGTGCACACCGTGGCGGGCGGCGCCGCGAACGTCAACAAGCCCGTGCTGGTGACCGGCATCGCCGAAGCGCGTCAGCTCTTTGGCTACTCCGACGACTGGGCGAAGTACACCCTGTGCGAGGCCATGCACGTGTTCTTCGAGCTGAACGGCGTCGGCCCGCTGGTGCTCATCAACGTGCTGGACCCCGCGACCCACAAGAAGAGCGGCGACGCCACCAGCAAGAGCCTGACCCCCGTGAACGGCGCGATCACCATCGCCAACGCGGAGAACATCATCCTCGATACCGTGGCCGTGACCGGCAAGACCAAGGGCACGGACTTCACCGTGGCCTACAACCAGGCGAAGAAGACCATCGTCATCACCGGCAACCTGGGCACGGCTGCCATCAACGTGAGCTACAACGAGATCAACGCCGCCGCCGTGACTCCCGAGGCCGTGATCGGCTCCACCGACGGCATGGGCCTGAACACCGGCGTGTACGCGCTCAAGAACGTGTACCAGGAGACCGGCCTTGTGCCCGCCTTCGTCATCGCCCCCGGCTTCTCCTCTGTGCCCGCGATCCATAGCGCGATGGCGCAGGTGACCCGCAAGATCAACGGCCACTGGGACGCCTGGATGTTCGTGGATCTGCCCATCCTGAACGGCGAGACCCCCGTGACGATGGCGACCGCCGCGACCTTCAAGGCCGCGAACGGCTACAACCAGGAGAACGAGACCGTCTGCTATCCCATGGCGACCGGCACGGACGGCAAGCAGTATCACCTGTCCACCCTGCGGGCCTGCAACTTCCTGGACATCCTGGGCCGCAACGACGGTATCCCCTACCACACCGCCTCCAACACCGCGTGCGCGATCATCGCGAACCTGTGGCTGGGCGCGGAATACACGGGCCGCGTGTTTGATGACCAGATCATCAACGAGAACCTGTGCAAGCACGGCATCACTTCCGCTGCCTTCGTGGGCGGCCGCTGGGTGCTGTGGGGTGCGCATGCCGCCGACTTCGACACCGACAACATGACCAACGTGAACGCCGCCGAGACCAACCGGATGATGCTGTTCTACCTGAGCAACGACTTCCAGCAGAGGCGCGTGAACGACGTGGACAAGCCCGTGACCGCCAACGACATTCAGTCCCTGGTGGCCGACGAGCAGGCCCGCCTCGACGCCCTGGTGCGCACCGGCGCGCTGATCTACGGTCAGGCCGCGATTGACGCGCAGGCCATCCAGGACAGCGACGTGTTCCTGGGCGACTACATGTTCACCTTCGACGTGACCACGACCCCGCTGGCCAAGAGCCTGACCGTGACCGTCAACTGGGTCAATGACGGCTACGCGACGTACTTTGCCGAGGCGGAAACCGACATGGCCAGCGATTACGACTGATAAGGGGTGATTTCAAATGCCGAAGAATGTATACAACAACGTCGTTGACCATCGGATTATCGACAATAAGCGCGTGGTGGAGGACGTGACCTCCGTCACCCTGCCCACCGTCGAGTTCGACAGCACCACCATTGACGTGGCGGGCCTGACCGGCACGGTGGATATGCCCAACACCTACAAGGTGAAGGCGATGACCGCCGAGATTGCCCACAACAACGGCACGAACACCGACCGGCTGACCGACCCCGGCCTGCATACCCTGGAGTTCCGCCTCGCGCGCCAGAGGTACATCACCAACAAGGCCACGATGAACCACGAGAGCGTGAAGTACCGCATCACGGGCTATCACACCTCGACCAATGACGGCCGCGTCCAGACCGGCAACCCGCTGGGCGGCACGGAGAAGTTCAATGTTCTCCGCTTCGAGAAGATCGTCAACGGCAAGACCGTGGTGAAGGTGGACGTGATGGCGGGCAGCCTGGAGTTCAACGGCAAGTCCGAGGTTTCGGGCATCCAGAAGCTGCTGGAGTGATACCGGCAGGGGCGCGCCTCTATCCATGACGGGTGGAGGCGCGCCTTTGTGCGATGGGGCAAAAACGAAAACGTTTTCGGATTTGCCCGGGAAACCCACAACAAAAACAAAAGACACAGCATCCAACACAGACGAAAAGGAGAACCAACATGGCAAACGAGAAGATCACGCCCGTGGAGAACAAGACCGAGGCCGAGAAGAAGGCCGAAGCCGAGAAGAGAGAACGCGAGAATCAGGCGCGGGCCATCGCGGACGCCTATTCCAAGGGCACCCTGCAACTGATTCAGCCCATCATGAGCAACGGTCACGAGGTGACGGAACTGAAATTCGACTTCATGGCCCTGAGCGGCTGGGAAACCGTGGAGGCCATGAGCAGCGAGGAGAAGTACAACGCCTTCCGCCTGAGCTACCGCCAGGGCCTGAGCCTGTTCGCGGCGGCGGCGGCCAAGGCCACCGAGGATGTGGACAAGGAAGACATCATCGCGAACATCGGCATGCAGGACACCATGAAGGCCGTGCAGATTGCCACGGTTTTTTTCAACGCATCCTCGCGGGTAACGGGCGGAGCTACCAAGAACTCGTGATGGAGGTAGCCATCGCGATTCACAACTCCTTCGAGGAGCTGATGAACATGAGCATGTACCGTTTTCTGGTGACACGGAAGACGGCGGCAACCGTGCTCAAGTACATCCACAACCCGGAGGAGGACGTGCGCGTGGTGACGGAATGAAGAAACGGAGATCGGCGGCATGAATCTGATTTATGAGGGCAGAGACATCACCCAGAGCGTGCAAATCCTGCAATGCGTCCACCGGGACGCTTCCATCGGGCGGAGTGACAGTCTGGACATCATACTCAATCATGCCGCCGACTGGTACAGATGGGAGCCCAAGGCCGGGGACACCATCGAAATCAACCACAAGGGGTACACAACGGGCGCGCTGTACGTGAACACGGTGAGGCCGGAGGGCAAGGAATACCGAATTTTGGCGACCTCCCTTCCGCCGAACGCATGGCAGAACGCCTGGAGAAGCTACCGCCAGATGACCTTTGATGAGATCGTGACGCAGTGCGCGACCGAGTGCGGCATGACCGGCGAGGTGTACGGGGCGAGGTTTTCCACCCCCTACGGCCACCTGCAAAGGCAAAATACCGGGGCGGCGGCGTTTCTGCAAAGGCTGTGCTTCCTCGAAGGCGCGGCGCTGAAGGCCTACAACGGCAAGATGCAGGCTATCTTTATCCCCTACGCCCAGGACCAGCGGACGGTGCGGAGTTTGCGGCTGACCGGCGAGGAGCCCGGGCTGGTCTACACCCACACCCCGGAGGCCAAGCGCGGCTTCGTGCGCGTGGTGACGCCCGACTTTGAGGTGACGGTGACCGACAGCGGCGCGTCCGGCTGCAAGGGCAAGACGATCCCCGCTCCCGCCATGGACACCATCACGGCGAGCCGGTGGGCGCGGGGCGTGCTGCTGATGTGCAACCGCATGGCCGAGACGCTGGAGGTCAGCATCGGCTTCGACCCGGCGATGACCGCCCTGGCCCGGGTGGAGGTTATCGGCAACAGCGCCTTCGCCGGCGGCTGGCTGGTGGACGAGGCCGAGCACGACCTCTACAACGAGAAGACCCGCGTGAAGCTGGTGCGGTGCGTGACAACGGTGAGCGAGAGCGCCAGCATCACCCGGACCGAGGCCACGGGCAGCACCACCCGGAGGATTGCCCCGGAGGTGGAGGCGGAGCTGGAGCGGATTTCCGAATCCGATGATGTCATCATCGGTACGCAGACCGAAACCACAGCGGCCTGGACGGGGAACGCCCGATTCAACGAACTGCGGAGCGGGCAACATATTCACTACTGGATTCCGAAGCTAAGCGCCCCAAACGTCACACTGAACCTGACGCTGGCCGACGGCACGGAGACCGGCGCAAAGAACGTCTACATCAACGGCAATAACCGGTGTGGCGCTCATTTTGCATCCGGCAATCTGGTGACGATGGTCTATCTGGAGAACATTCAGATCGGCAGCTCTACCTATACAGGCTGGTGGATCAACCGGTCACAGGACACGACCACCAACACCTACGACCGCATATGGTATCACCCGCCCGTGACAGCAGCGGGCCCGATTGCCGCAGGGCGCCTCGGCGTGTTCAATGGAGACGGAAAGCTGACGCTCCTGTCCACAACGGCCTTCGACATCACCAGACCCATCCTGTATGTGATGACTTCCTACACTGCCTCCGGGCTGACGCAGACGAACAACCACATCGCCCTGGGCGCGCCCTTCAACCTCGCCAACACCGTCCCCGACTTCTCCGGGACGGCGGGCAGCGCAGTCTTCATCAAGGGAACCCTGGCCGGGAAAATGCTTACTCCGGCGACGGAGGTCATTACCTGCGCAGAACCTTCCGTGGAGGACGGCTATGTCTACATGCACTTAGGTCTGATGAGCACGGCTACAAATGGCACCCTCTCCCCGGAACATCCGTTGTTCATCTACCGCAATGGCGCCTTCCGGCATCTGGCGGACTACACCGAGGTCAACCAGAGCACGGCAGGCCTGATGTCCGCGACGGACAAGGCCAAGCTGGACGGGATCGAGGCGGAGGCGAACAAGTACACCCACCCCTCCTACACGGCCAGGACGGGCAAGCCGACCGGAAACCAGACGCCGGGGTTTGGCGAGACGTTTACCGTCAGTCAGATCAAGAGCAACGCGACAGGCCATGTGACAGCGGCCACGGACAGAACCGTCAAGATACCGGACGCGGAGGCGACCCAGGAGGCCCACGGCCTGATGTCTGCCACGGACAAGGCCAAGCTGGACGCCTTCGGGGCGGCATCTACCTACGCGCTGAAAACCGACCTGACGGCGGTCTACAAGTACAAGGGCAGCAAGGCCACGGTGTCCGCGCTCCCGTCCTCCGGGAACGTACAGGGCGACGTGTGGGATGTGCAGGAGAACGGCATGAATTACGCCTGGAACGGGTCAGCCTGGGACGCGCTGGGCACGATCTACACCCCGGACATCATCACGGACGCACAGATAGACGCGATATGCGTATAAGGCGGGTGAAAGCATGGCATTTTTAGACGAAGCCGGATTGACGCGGGTCTGGGCAAAGATCAAGGCGGCGTTTGTGGCAAAGGAAACGGGCAAGGGATTGTCCGCCAATGACTACACGACCGCAGAGAAGAATAAATTAGCCGGCATCGCGGCGGGCGCGAACGCCTACACGCACCCGGCCTACACATCCCGGACGGGCAAGCCGACGGCCAACCTGGCCCCCGGATTTGGGGACACGGTGACGATCTCCCAGATTACCAGCGACACGACCGGCCATGTGACAGGCGCGAACGACCGCGCCCTGACCATCCCGAACGACGTGGCGACGGGTGAAAGCGACGGCCTCATGAGCGCCGCGGACAAAGAAAAGCTCGACGGCATCCCGTCTATTGTGGGCGTGTTCGCGCGGAATATCGGGGATATTGAGGGGGAGCTGGCGACCGCACGGGAGGAGCACGCGGCCATCAGGCAAGCCCTGGACGCGGCGGACATCCGCATTCTGAACACGCCGAACCTGCTGAAAAAACAGCCGAAGGGCGTGAGCGTCCAAGTGCCGAACGGCACGGTCATCACAAAAACCGTCACGATACCGGCAGAGGACGCGACGGCTGCGGCTGAGGCGCTGACCTACACCGTCACCGACGAAGCCATCACGGCGGGCATGGTGCTGCATGGCAAGAAATCCTCCGACGGTTATGTCTATGTCAACTGGCAGACCATCACGGGTACGGCGGCGGCTGGCTCCATGACCGTGACCATCGGCGCGAGAAAGGACGCGCATACGGGCAGCATCACCGTGACGCTGTACATCTGCAACGTGACATCGGCAACCCTGCCCTACGGCGAGAGCGCGAGATGGCATGCCTACGGCGAGGCCTACATCACGTCCATCGACAATCCGGCCTACACGGACGAGGCCGGGGACGAGATCAAGGAGCGCATCGTCACGCTGACGGGCGACAACATCATCACGGACGAGGACGACGCGGTTTACAACCAGGCTGTGGCCTTCACTGTCTCCGAGGTTCCGACCAGCGGCATGAACAACGCCGATATGCTGTCCTTCTACTACGGCAACGGTCGATACGACACGGAACGCGGCTACAGCGCGTCCCTCATGGGCGATATCGAGGAGATGGAAGTCGGCAAGACCTACACCCTCTCCTGCTTTGCGAGGATCACCAGCGGCACGAAGGCCAAACTGCTGATGGTAGCCGGCAGCACCACCTATTCGGTCACGGCGAACTACGGCCAAAAGAATTTCGTGGAGATCAGCAACACGGAGTGGAAACGCATTTGGTGGTCGTTCGTCTTCAGCCCGACCGGGCCGCAATATTACAGCTACACCAGCGACGGCAAGACCTATATGTCGGCCTACTGGCAGAAGAAAGTCGGCATCGGCGTCTGCCGCGCCTATGCGGGCACGGTACAGCTTGCGGGTTTCCGGTTGACCAAGGGCGGGTTATATGGGAACAACACGATTGACACGCTGGCGGCGGAGGTGGAGGCTGCGCGGGACGAGAGCGCGGCGGCAGCCCAGGCGGCCCAGGCGGCCACCACGGCGGCCAACAAGGTGATGACCGGCGCGACGGCGAGCGCTGCGGGCGCGGCGGGAAATGTGCCCGCGCCGGCGGCGGGCGATCAGATGAAGTACCTCCGGGCGGATGGGTCGTGGGAGGATCTTATGCCCGCACTCCTCAGCCCGTACCCCGTGAAGGCAGCAGCGCTTGACAGCATGAACATGCTGGCGACGGGCGCTCAGACGGGAGCATCTGACGCGGCGAGCGGCATTCCGCCCTATCAGCTACGGCTCAAGATCACGGCGGCCAGCGCCTCGACGGCTGTTGTGACAGTGAAGAACTACGTCGAATCCATGTGGGGCGGCGGCACGACCTACACGCTCGATCTCACAGCGGTCAACGGCGGCAACCCGGTCAGCCAGAACGCGGTCATTGATATCTGGGACGGCGTGCGGATGACGATGGGAACGGCGGAAGCGGGGCTTTCACAGCCCATCGTGCAGAAGGATTCGTATATCGTCATCACGTGCGACGTGGCGGATGTCGGCATGTACTACCGGCAAGGGCTGACAAATGCGCTGTCGGCGTTGGAACAGAGGATTGCGGCATTGGAGAATGCGTGATGAAAAACGAAAACGTTTGCGGATTTGGCGCGGTGATTGAGCGCGGAATCGTGACGGCGGCGGAGGATGGACTGTATGTGGTGCGGTCCTTCGACCGGCCAGGGCTGGTGACGCCGCCTCTGCCGCCGCCGGTGGAGGAAAGCTACACAGTGGGCGCCAAGGTGTTCTTCTTCCTCTTCGAGGACGGAACCGGGCGCATTTTGCGGGGCATGGACGGCTGAACGTCCGCCCCTTTTTGACGCACACAAAGGGGTGAACGTATGGCAGTCGATTTGCTTGCTAATGTCATTGTCAACGGCCAACACAGCGGCCTGGACGGCATCGCCAGTGCGCTGCTGAACCTGGCGAACACGGCCAAGAGCGTATCCGGCGTGGCCCAGCAGTTCCTCAAGGACTCGGCTGAGGTCTACAAGGAATACGAGACCAACATGCTGGGCGCGGAGGCCGCGCTGGGCACGCAGTACGAGAGCGCGACGGTGCTCAAGGGCGTCATGGGCGACCTGAACAAGCAGGCCGCGCAGTGGGCCAGCAACACCATCTTCCACACGTCGGACGTGTCCGAGGCCATCAACGAGGCGGCCCACGCGGGCTGGACCTACCAGCAGATGATCGAGGGCATCCCGGCCGCGATGCTGATTGCCCAGGCGGGCAACATGGAGCTGTCCCAGGGCCTTGACCAGCTCACCAAGATGGCGAACGGCACGGGCCTCGCCTTTGAAAACATGGGCGAGTTCGTGGACCAGTGGGCGATGGCGGCCAACCGGAGCGCGACCAACATCGCGGAGATGGGCGACGCCTACGTCCGCCTCGGCCCGATGGCACAGTTTGCCAACAACACGGCGGAGGTCTTCACCCTGCTGGGCACGTTGGCAAACGTGGGCATTGTGGGCGAGCAGGCCGGCACCATGATGCGCAACAGCATCATGCGCCTGATTGCCCCGACTCAGAAGGCTAACGAGGCGATGGCCCTGCTGGGCGCGTCCGAATCCGAGATTGCGCAGCTCAAATCCGACGAGAAGATCCAGGCCACGGGCAAACGCCTCAAGGAATTGGGCTTTGACGCCTACGACGCGCAAGGGCAGCTAAAGCCCCTGACGCAGATCTTCGGCGAGCTGAACGAGGCCACGTCCAAGCTGAGCGAGAAGGAACGGAACGCCCTGATTGCGTCCATCTTCCCGACCCGCACGATTTCCAGCGCGCTGGCCTTCATGGAGGCGGCGGGCGACAACTGGAAGGGCCTGTACGACGGGATCATCAACAGCGCAGGCTACGCCCAGAAGGTGTCCGACACCATGATGAGCGGCCTGATGGGGTCGGAGGAGCTGTTCGCCAGCAAGGTGGAGGAGTTCAAACGGCGCACCGGCGAGAACATCGCCCCGCAGCTTGAAGCCCTGTACGAGTTTGGCGGCGGCTTCCTGGACGCCATCAACGGGATGGATGACGTGGGCTTCGCCGCCCTGGTGGGCGGGATCGAGGCCATTGCGGGGTTTGCGCCGGCGCTGACCATCGCGGCCGGGGCTATGGCATTGATCGCCCACCCGCTATTGGCGGTTCCCGTGGGCGCAATGGCGCTCGCGGCGGGCATCGGCGCGGCTATCAGCGCGGTCAATAAATACAACGAGCTGGAGTTCAAGAGTCATTACGGCGAGATGACGGTGGATATGCAGGCTTTCGACGAGGTGATGAAAGCCAACGGCAACACCTACGAGAATGCAACGAACTATCTCACCGAGTTTGACACCAAGGCCCAGGAAGCGCAGACCAAGTACCAGGAATACGCCACGACGCTTAAAGAGCTGATGACTGGCGATTTCCTGACATCCTCGGAAGTCGGAGAAAAAGAGAAAAACAAATACCTGGAATACGGCGAGAACGCCTACAAAGAAGTCATCAAAGGCATTGAGGCGGAAAAGGCCAAAGACAAGGGCATGCTCAACCACCTCTTCAAGGCCGAAGAACTGAAAGAGGGAACGCCGGAATACGAGTCGCTACAGCAAAACGTGAAGCTGTACGACGAGTTCTTTAACGACCTGACTTCCAAGGCGGCGGCCGTCAATGAGTCCTTACAGCTCAAGATCAAGCTGTCCGTGGACAATGACGGCCTGATTTCCGAGGAAGAATTAGCGGACATTCAAAACCTGCTCAACGAGTACAACGAAATCATGGCATCCGCCCGCAAGTCCCAGATGGCGGGCGAACAGGAGAAAGCACTCTGGAAGGCGCAACAGCTCGGCCCGGACGCGACGGAAGACATCATCAAGGCCTACGGACCGAACGGCGAATACGCGCAGAGCGTTGTAGAAGGCATCGGCGAAGACTACGGCAACATGATTGCCGAGGACGCGCGCATCAGCCAGTGGAAGCTGTCGCAGCTCACGCCCGGAACGCCTGAATACGAAGCCGAGGTCAAGCGGCATGCCGACAACGTGGCAAACTGGACAGCACAATACCAGACTTCCGTCGCCCAGGCACGGGAAGAAGTCGCGCAGGCTGGCATCAAGGCCTTTGGCCAGATGATGGAAGGCTCCGACTATCAGGGCCTCTACACAGCAATATCCGGCTGGGACGCAAGCAACGGTCTTGCGGACGAACTGGCGGGGTACAGTTATGAGGATGTCCAATCCTTCTATAGCCAATTAAACGACATCAACGGCTTTATGGCCCATGCCGGGACATGGGCTGGGCTATTGTCAGCATTTGGCTATGGCCAGACCGAAAGCGGCGCAGCGCTCATTGGTCTTCTTAACAGTGCGGCAAGCGGAGACCTCGGACGCGCGGTTGAAGCCGTGCTCATGGGCATGCAACCCGGGACCACAGCAGAGCAGCACCAGGCAGAATACACAGAAACAACCGAACAGCGCCAAGCCGAAGAGCAGGCAAAAGAAAGCGCTGAGACTGCCGCGCAGACAGCATCAGACCTCAACTATGCGTTCCGCGAGTTAAGCAACCTGGAAGCGGATCAGGACGCGGCTTACAGGGAGAATGCCGAAGCAGCGGCAACAAGAGCCGCTGAGACAGCAGAGACCGTTTTGGACGCGGTATCCGGCGCGGCGGCATCGCTGGGCGGGCCTGGCGGCAAAACGATTGACGAGCATCTTGACCAACTGCTTTCTGAGCCTTCCGGGCCAAGCATCTGGCAGACGGTCGGCAACTGGATCGGCAGTCTTTTCCCGGGCGCTGGCGCAGAAGGCGCAACGGAGGGTGCGGCGTTCTTCAACGAAACGGCTGAGGCGGCGGCAGAAGCGGCGGCAAATATTCCCACGGCGTATATGCAATCGCTGGAGTCGCGGAAGGCCGAAATGGCCGCCATGATGAGCGAGAGCGTCAACGGAGCGGTTGGCAGCACGGTGGTGGAAACCCCGGTCAACGTACCCGCCGAAGTGGAGATCAATGCCGAGGGGCTGCAGGCGGCGGTTGGAGACCAGACCATCACGGTGCAGGCCGAGGTTGTGCCGACGGGCGGCGGCGAGTGGGGCGACCCGCTCAACCTGACCGGGCTACAGCTGGAGCAGCAGGTCAACCAGTTTACCGGAGAAGTCGCCATGACCCCGGAGACCAGCGCGGTAGATAGCTACGAGGCCCCGGAGAAGGAGGGCGAGGCCGTCTACACGGTGGACGCCAGCGCGGTGGATGGCTTTGAGGCCCCTGAGAAGGAAGCCACGGCTGTGTATGACGTGGACGCCAGCGCCGTGGACGGGTACAGCCCGCCCAACAAATCGGCCACGGTGACATACACCGTGCAGACCATTGAGACCAAGACCACCATCAACGAGGTCGTGACGAAGAACGTGAGCGCGCCGGGAGCCGGAAGCGGCAGCGGCGTGAACAACATGACCAACCTGCTCTACGCGGAGGGCGGACGCGCGGACACGGCCTCCATCTTCGGCGAGGCCGGCGCGGAATGGGCCATCCCCGAGAGACACGACGACCGCACCGCCGAGCTGCTGGACGCGGCACGGCAGGCCTCCGGTTTCTCGTGGGGCGAGCTGATTGCCCGCAACGGCGGCCTGAACGGATCGAGCGCGGGGGTGGAAACCCACCTGACCTACAGCCCGACCATCTACGCCACGGACGCGGCAGGCGTGGAGAGCGTGCTGGCCAAGGACAAAAAGCGCGTGGAAAGCCTCATCCGCGAGGCCGTGCGGCGCGCGATGGATGACTTCGCACTGCGCAAGAGAGTGGAGGTGTTCGCCTGATGCGAATGAGCGGGTATGTGTACAACTGTTCCGCCGGGGAAACCTGGGACTTGATCGCCCTGGAGATCTACGGCGAGGAGACCTACGCCGCCGACCTGCTGTGCGCGAACCCGGCGATGTGCCGCAAGGCCGTGTTCACGGGCGGCGAGAAGGTGGAGCTTCCGGTGATCGACGTGCCGGAGCGGAACCAACTGGTGGCGGACACGGGCAACACCGCGCCGTGGAGGAGGTGAGGGCATGATCCTGATGACGTGGGCCGGGTTTGAGTTTTTCGTCAACCCCGGGAGCATCCGCTCGTTTTCCGACCTGCGGATCGAGACCAGCAGCACCTTTGAAGACAAGGAGTTCAACGGCCTGAGCTACAAGGAGTGGAAGAACGCCGACCCCTACAAGGTGTCGTGCAAGGCGGTGCTGGATATCAAGCTATGCCAGGAGGACGTGCGCTTCACTGCCATCGGCCTGTGCGACATGGCGCGGAGGAGAACAAGCAGCGGCCCGCTGTTTTACAACGGCGAGCCGCTTTTGTACGACAACTGGGCATTTCAACTGAGCAAGGCGAGCATCGACCAGGTGGACATCGCGCCCAACGGGATGTGGACGCACGCGGAGATCTCGCTGGAATTTGTGCAGAGCGGTTCGACGGACAGCCAGGCGATCCTCGACCGCTACGGCATCCCCGCCGGGTACGTCTCCGGGGACAACACGACCGGGACCGGCGGCACCACGACCGGAGACGGCACACGCGGCAGCTACTACACGGCGGCCAAGGCCGGGGCCAGCCGGACCGGGAACAATAACAACAACGACGATGACGACGACAAGGCCTGGTGGGACTGGTACGAGGAGTACAGCGACAAGAACTTCGGCGGCAAGCCCTCGGACGCGAGCAGCCGTTACCCGTACCTGTACGGCCCGAACGGCAAGTATCCGTCGCCGTCCTCTTCCTCGGACTCCGGTTCGTCCGGGTCGAAGAAGCCGGCCAGCGCGAGCAGCTACACCAACGAGGTCACGAAGAAGAACAACAAGAGCAGCAGCTCACCCAGCACTACGAAAAAGGTGGTCTATACCGGGCCAAAGGTGAGCAGCAGATAAGCGAGGTGAGAGCATGGCGGTGTACGAGATCACCAACGAGGCGCGGCCCGTGGACTTTGAGTGCGGGAACAACACGACCCTGGCGCGGGCGCTCCAGCACGGGCGGAACCTGCTGAGACTGCGGCGCGGGGAGCTGCCCTTCGACCGGAAGCGCGGCTTTGACTGGCGGCTGTTCGACCTGCCCTTAGCGGACATCCAGGCCCCGCTCAACCGGGAGCTGGCGCGGCTGATGCAGTACGAGCCTGACCTGACGCTGGTGCGCGGATGGGTGGAGAGAACCACAGACGGGGAAACGGTGATACACGCGCTGGTTTCCTGCCGGCTGACATGAGGAGGGAAAACGGATGGACAACACGGAACTGCACTACATCACGTATGACAGCGAGGCCATCTGGGCCGACATGATGGCGGCCTACCAGGAGGCGGGCGGCGACACCCTGTACCCCGGGGACGAGAAGGACATGCTTCTGCACGGGGTGCTGAATATGTTCGTCTTAGCCTTCGCGGGCGTGGACAACGCGCTGCGGATGGCAACCCTGCGCTACGCCGTGGGCGAATACCTGGATCTGTTCGGCGAGAGAAGGGACTGCCCGAGGATCCAGGCGCAGGCGGCAAAGTGCGAGAACGTGGCTTTCGTGATGACGGCGGGAGAAGGGCGGAACATCCCCAAGGGAACGGCGCTGACGGAAAATGGCTCCGTGACGTGGGTGACGGCGGAGGACAAGCTGTGGAACGGGCGCGCCGGAACCCTGTTCATCCCCATCGTATGCACCACAGCCGGCACAGCCGGAAACGCGCTGGCCAGCGGGGCAACCTTGCAACTGCTGGCGTCGGACGCGAACGTGGCAAGCGTGACCACCACAGAGGCCGCCCAGGGAGGCGTGGACATGGAAACCGACGAGGCATACCGGGCGCGCATTCAGGAGAACGCCAGCACCCCCACGGCGGGCGGCACAGCGGCATGGTACAAGGCTGTGGCCCTCGCGGCCAGCGACGAGGTGGCGGACGCCCTGGCCATCAGCGCGCCGGAATTGCAGGAGACCATCGACAGCACGGACTACAGCGAGCTTTGGGGAACCAACGCGAAGAGCGCGGCCACAACCGCTGTGACCGGCGAGGGCGACGGCACGGTGATCCTGTTCATCCGGCCCACCTCCAACACGGCATCCGCCGAACTCATCCAGGCCGTGCAGGACGCGGTGAGCGCGGACGAAAACCGGCAGCTCACCGAAAAGGTCAAGGTGGCCGCCGGCGTGGTGGGCGTGGTGCAGATCAGCGCCACGGTCAGCTATGACGGCAAGACCACCACCCGCACGGCGATTGCGGAGGCCTCCGAGCGGTACATGACATGGCAAAACGGCCAGCTGGGCAAGGCGCTGAACCTGGAGCGGCTGAAAGCGGAATTGTACATGGCGGGCGCGACGTCGGTGACGGTCTCCGCCATGTTCGACAGCACGAAGGTCATGCCCAATCTGTACCTGAACGCCCACGTTACCGTGACCTTTGCATAAGGCGGTGACAGCATGATGACATACGACATCCGGGATTTCTTTCCGCACTTCCTGACGGAAGACCCCACGGGCTACGCGATGTGCAAGGCGCTGGAGGCCGGGATGAACGACTTCCTGACCATCGTGGAGCAGGGCGTGAAGATGATTGACGACGCTTCCGCCATGCCGGAGTGGCGGTTGGACGAGGTGGCCTGGGAGCTGGGCCTGCCCTTCAACTACAAGGCGGAGGTCGAGGCCAAGCGCGCGTGGATCGCCGAAGCGCTGAAAAAGACCGTGCGTCTGGGGACGGTGGAGGCCGTGAAGCAGTACGCAAACGGGATCTTCGGCAAGGCGACCATCGAAGAAAACTGGCAATACAGCGGCAGCGTCTATCACTACCGCGTGACGGCGAACAGCCAGACACGGCAGGCCAACGCGCAAGAGCTATTCCGCGAGGCCATGCGGAAGGCGGCCAACGCGCGGTCTGTGCTGGACGGCATCGCCTACAGTGTGTTCGGAAGCGCCAAGCTGAGGCTGGCGGCAAGGGGGAGCTACGTGCAAAAGACATCCAGCGAATCTGTGTGGAGCACCAGAAACCTGATACGCGGGACGCTGAAGCCGACCAGCGACACCCGCCCGAGCATCAACGGGAAAATGCAGTGCCGGATCAACCTGGGCGTCAGCGCGGTGGAGCACGGCTATAAGTCCACAAAGACCAGCGGCGGCTTTTCGTTCACGCCTCCCGGCATTATCTTTGAAAACGGCGTTGACATGTGCGGCCTGGTGGCGGGAACGGCTTACACGCTGTCCTATGACGCGGAAATGCTATTCGTGGGCAGTTACCCGGAGGACACGCCCTATCACCTGTATGTGATTGTGGTCTACCAGACCCAGAAGGACGGCATCACGGAAACCGCCTCGCAGTACATCGACACGGGGATCATCTACCGCCACGGCGAGGTCTGCACAGGCCTTGCGCAGGCAACGTTTGCCCTGCCGCACAACACCACGGCGGTCAACACGATCAACATCAGCGCGCTTGACACAAATGACATCACGGGCGCCTTCTCCATGGTGGAGGGTGATTACTTCGCGGCCAAGAACATGAAGCTGGAAAACAACCTCCGGGCGACCGCGTGGAGCGCCGCACCGGAGGATTACACCGTCATTGCCAAGCCGGACAACGGCAGCGGGAAGGTTACCTCCGGCGAGTCTACGCTTTCCATCACGGGCGCCTGGCCTGGCGTAGCCCCGCAAAAGATTTTCCTGTTCGTCCCCAACGGGGCGTTCCTGATGACCACCATCCTGAAATTTGCCGACGGGAGCCAGACGCTGGCGGAATATATTCTCGACATGACACAGCTCCCCGAACACATCTACATGGTTAGCCAGTACGGCGGCGTGATCGTGATTGAGGACGGGAAAACCGTCAAATGCGGCCAGAGCGTCGATGCGGCGAACACCGTGCTGTTTGAACTGGCCGATCCGATCCTACAGCCACAAGCGAATTTCAGCGCAACGGTTACGGGAACAAGCTACAACGTGAAGGTCGGCATGTATTACCTGGCATGACCGGAACGGCAAACTGAGAAAGCGAGGGATGAACCATGCTGAACAACAACGCGCTGAACGCGGTTCGCGCCACGTTCACGACCAACCTATCGCGGGCGGAATACCGGGCGGGCGCTGCGTGGATTTCCGCGGCCATCACGGGCACACAGACCACGGAGGACGGGCGCGTGCTGGTGACCTTCGAGATCCCCGCGACCTATCGCGGCGCGTACATCACGGGCGTGCGCCTGTATGACGCGAGCGACAACATCTGGGTGGAGGAAACCACGAACATTCAAATGCCCACCGACGACACCGCCCTGACCTACACGATGGAGCTGACGGTGGAGGAGGACGAGGCCACATGATCGACATCGACCAGATGTGCGCAGACTTTGAGGACTGCATCGGCTGGCCGTATGTGTCCCCCGGCGGGACGGGCAAGGACTGCTCCAAGACCGGGATTGACTGCTCAGGCATGTTCAAGCGCGCGGGCAAGCTGCAGGGCGTGAGCCTGCCGCACTCCTCCAACCGGATGTGGCGGCAAAGCCTGAGCGAGAAGGGAAAGATCGAGACCGCCAAGCTCCAAAAGGGCATGGCGGTTTTCAAGTGGCGGGAGACCGAACACCCGAACTACCGGGACGGGCTGGGCGACTTCTTCCACGTCGGTCTGGTGGTGCGGGCCAAGCCTTTGAAGATCGTCCACGCGGCGAACAGCCGGCAGGGCGTGATCGCCGTGAGCAGTCTCAAGGGCTGGACGCACTGGGGAAAGCTGAAAAACGCGCGGTACGCGGGAGAGGAGGAAAAGAGCATGGCAATCCTTGCAACGGTACAGGCGGACAACGGCAAGCCGGTCAACCTGCGGAAAGAGCCGGACGGCCAGCTGGTGGCGCGGGTCCCGGTGGGGACGACCGTCACGGTGCTGGAAAAGGACGGCGAGTGGTACGAGGTGCAGGCCGGAGAACTGCACGGCTGGATGATGCGCAAGTTCGTCACCACGACCGGCTACAGCGGCGAGCAGACCGGCGGATACTCGGGCGCGGCCATTGAGGATATGCGGGCGGAGATCGACAGCCTGAAACAACGCGTCACGACGCTGGAGAATAAGCTGAACCCGCTGACCAACCCGGTCATCATGCCGCCCATCGCGACCCCGACAGACCTGGGGTGAAGCATCAGCCAACACATGACAAAGCACGACAAAGCACGACAAAGGATGTGAACCCCATGCCTGAATGGATTGCAAAATACTGGCTTGAATGGCTGTTCGGCCTCGCCATCGCCCTGCTGACGTGGGCCTGGCGGCGTTTGAGCCAGAAGGTAGACCAGCGCAAGAAGGAGGACGAAGCCGTGAAGGCGGGCGTCCAGGCGCTTCTCCGCGCGCAGATGGTGAACGACTACAACAAGTGGATGGAAAGAGGGTATGCCCCCATCTACGCGAAGGACAACTTTGAAAACTGCTGGATCAACTACGAAAACCTCGGAGAGAACGGCGTAATGAGCGGGCTGCACAAGACATTCATGGAATTGCCCACCGACCCGCCCAAGACACGCGACACGGGAAGGAGCATCGAGCATGAAGACGATTGATCTCACCCCCCTTTTCCAGGCCATCATCGCCCTGCTGGCCGCGCTCATCACGTCACGGGTGATCCCGTACATCAAGAGCCGGACGACCCGGCAGCAGCAGGAGAACCTGCAGGCGGCGGTCAAGATTGCGGTCTACGCGGCGGAGCAGATCTTCGGCGGCGGCCAGGGCGCGGAGAAGCTGCGCTATGTGCGGGAGCGGCTGCATGAGGCCGGCTTCGACGTGGACGGCCCGCTGGTGGCCGAGGCCATCGAAAAGGCCGTGCGGGAAATGAACCTGAACATGGCGGCGATTGACTACGGGGTGGAGGATCACGGCGGTACTTACGATGACAAGCCCGAAGAGGTGGCCGCCGACGGCATCCCCGGCATCACTGAGCCGATTGATGAACTGATCGAACCACACGAACCGCCCGACGACGCGAACGGCTGAGACGGGCGGCAGGCCGCGCGCCTGCCATGAGTGACTGACAGATGAACGGACAACAGCCCGCAACGTCACGCGAGAGCGTGAGGCAACCGCTGCGGGCTGTTTTCTTTCGGGGGTTTACGTTTTCCGATTTACCGGGAAAAACGAAAACGTTTTCGGACTTGCGGGAGGAGTGGTTATCATGCACGCGCCATGCTACGGGTGCGAACGGCGGCGGGTGGGCTGCCACGCGGACTGCGAGGAATACAAGGCCTACAACGCGGAGCGCGAGGCTATACGCGCCCGGAGAACACAGGACAGGATCATCAACGGAGTCACGAACCAGACCATGAAGCGCTACAAGGACCGGAGAGCCAAGCAGAAGCGCGCCGGGTATGCAGGGGGTCAGTGATGGACACGAGGACACGCGAGGGCATCCAGGCGGAAATCCACCGCTGGGAGCGGTTTTTAGCCGTGTGGGACAGGTGTGAGATACAGCCCGGGGACGACGTGCAGACGGCGGCGGTCAAGCTGTACATCCGCCAGCAGAGTACCCAGCAATTGCGGCACGACCTGACGGCGGCGGGGTACAAGATCCCGTATGACGCGAAGATCAGCGACTACATCACGGGGGCGGACATCGCGGACAAGGAGCTGGAGGCCTTCGGGAAGCGGCTCTTTCGCCGGAACAAGCAGCACGCGCGGCGGCTATAAGCCTCGGCCTCCGGGGGCCGGTTTTCCTGTTTTTTGGACAACCGGAAAACGACTTTCGGAGGCGCGAAAAGTGAAGCCCCGCAAGGGATATGCGGCACAGGCGGTTTTCACAATCTTAGAAAAACAGGAAAACGAAAAGCCAAAAAACGGAGGTCGAAGGAGCATGGCAAAGGCGGAGCCGATACGGGACACAAGGCAGGTGCGGGCCATCATGGACGCGCTGGAGAACGACCAGACGAAGATTGGGAAGCGGCGGTATCTGCTGTTTATGACGGGGATCTTCACGGGGCGGCGCGTGAGCGATATTGTGCGCCTGCGGGTGCGGGACGTGCGCGGGCGCGACAGGTACACGTTTACGGAGAAGAAGACCGGGAAGCGGGCGGAAATCTGGTTTCCGAGGAAACTGAAAACGGCCTATGCGGAGCTGCTGGCGGGGATGGATGACAATGACTGGGTTTTTCCCTCGGACAAGAAGGACCGGAGGACGGGCAAGGCGCGCCACATCACGACGCGCACGGCGTATAACTACATGCGCGAGGTGAAAGCCCTGGGCGGATTCGACGAGGACGAGAGCATCAGCACCCACACGATGCGCAAAACGTTCGGGTATCACTATTACCGGCAGTATAAGGACATCGGGACCTTAATGAGCCTGTTCAATCACTCGGAGGCCGGAACGACGCTCATCTATATCGGGATCGCCAGCGACGAAAGAAAAGCCGTCGCCAGGAAGGTGGACAGCATGTACGACGGGGACGATTGACGGAAATGAAAATAGCCCTGCGGCGTTGCAAATGGCGCGGGGCGTTTTCAATCCAAAATTCTGTGGCGGCGTTTGTTTTTGAAATTCTGGGGCGGCGTTTGAAATGGCGGGGGCGCATTAGGCGCCAAACGCAGACAAGAAAAGCCCTCGGGTATTCGCACTACCCGGGGGCTTCTCTCAAGAAACAACCTTGACGGGAGCGCCTCGTACAATGTCATTTTACAGCAGCGGCGACCGGGCGTCAAGCCCTGCCGCCGTTTTTTGCGTTTTGGCACTCATCACAGCAGGGCCGTTTTCAATCCAAAATCCTGCGGCGGCGTTGCTTTCCAAAATTCTGGGGCGGCGTTTTGGTTATCCGTCCACTGTGGCGATGACTGTGCCCTGGTAAATGATGACCTCGCCGATATCGTTACCATAGACGCCGCTTTCGCCGGCGACGAGGTAAACAGCGGTATGCCCGCCGAAACGGTAGGATTGCACGGCGGCCAGCGCCTCGGCCACGTTGGAGCCGTCGCCGCGCAGGTAGATCGCGCAGACTCCGGGAAGCTCGCCGTCATCCCAGCATTCGATGGCGCTGTTGTAGGGGTGGTCGGGGTTGGAATCGTAGTCATCGGGATCGGGCAGGGGCGTCCACCACTCCTGGTAGTCCTGAAACCACTGGCGGGAATTGGGAAGGACGGTGCCTGTGGCGATCCCCGGACGGTCACAGCGCAGGCCGAAGACGGCGCAGTCACTGGCGGCCATGGCGGCCTTGATTTCTTCTATGGTCATGGGTGCAGCTCCTCTCTCAGCGGTACAGACACCAGCCGTTTTCGTCGTAGATGGCGGCGCTCTCGCGCTGGTGGCCGTGCAGACGGTCCACGGCGCGGAAGGCGGCGGTATTGGTCAAGCAGATTTCGCCGGTGCGGTCGGCGGCGTATACATAGTATACACTATCACAGGGTTTTCCGCGGCGCAAGCCCTCGCGGCGATTGCCCTGCCCCACGGCGGCGGGGCTGACTCCCAAGACCCCCCGGGGATCCGGGGCGGCCTGGTGGATCTGGTCGGCGGGGTGGGCGGCCCGGGTGGCCCGGTCGGCCCGGTCGGCGGGGCGGGGGGCCTGGGGGGCGGCCAGGGCGGCGGCACGGCGGGCGGCCCGGGCGACGGTGGCGACGATCTGCCCATTGACGGTGCAGAAATCGCGGAGGATGACGGAAACGGCGTATAACATGGGTGCGGCTCCTTTCTATGATTCCGGGCCGCCGTCACACGGCGGCGGCGTATTGGCTCCAGGTGGTTGTCTGGATCCCCAGACGGGCGGCAGCGGAGAGCACAGAGGCGCGCGGCTTGTCCCCTATAACCAATAAGGTTGTAGCCGGGAGAACGCGGTCAAGGATGCGGGCGGCTCCATGCCGGCGGGCAATCTTGGCTAATTGGTTGAAATCGTGGCCCCCGCAATCCCCTTCAAAGGTGACAAGCTCGGCGGCCTGTGCGGCGGTCTGGGCGGGCTGTGGGGCGGTCTGGATGGGGGCGGGGTCAGCGGTCACCACGGCGGGCGCGGCCTCAACGGCGGCGGCCTGGGCGGGCGCTGTGATGGTTTCCGGGGCGGCCTCGGGGGCGGTCTCGGGGGCGGCCTTGGGGGCGGCGGGGGTGGTGATCTCCTCGGCGGCGGGCGCGGTCTCCTCGGAAACCGCGCCGGCCAGCATGGCGGAGAAGTCTGCCCAGCTCATGCAGCGGGTGCCCATCTTGCGGGCCTGCTCCATGGTGCTGTCACCAGGGCGGACGCCGACGACCAGGAGAGTCGTGCGGGGGCTGACGCGCTCCAGGATGGCGGCGGCTCCATGCTCGGCGGCTATGACGGTGAGCTGCTGACGGGTCAGGCGGCCACAGCGGCCCGTGAAGGTGACACGCTCATATTTCAGGACATCAGAGCGGCCGGCGGCGGGCTTGGCGGCGGGGGCAGCTTCGGCCGGGGCGCCGGTCTCCAGCGCTTTCATTTCACGCAGGGCGGCAAGACGGCGCTCCTCGATGGCGGCCAGCTCTTCGCGCTGGCGCTTGCGCTCCTCGTAGGCGGCGCGCTGGCGCTGTACCTTTTCGGCCTCTTTCGCGGCGCGGCGGGCGGCCTTGGCTTCTTCGTCGGCGGCTTTCTGGGCCTTGACCTGGGCGGCGGCTTCACGCTTGGCGGCGGCCTTTTCGCGCTTGTACTCGGCCAGGGCTTCGGCACGCTTGCGGCGCTCCTCGGCGATCCATTCCGCTTCGGCGCGGGCTTTCTCCTCCCGGCGGCGCTCATCGGCGCGGCGAATTGGAGCCGTAGCGGCGGCGAAGATCAGCGGGAAGATGGCGATGGCGAAACATCCAATAATGATGGTGGCGGCTGTCATGGCGGCGGCTCCTTTCGTGGTCGGTCTGTACTGGTATTTCTGTTTCCGTCTGTTATTATACTGGTTTTTCTGGACTTGTCAAGAGGGAAAATAGAAATTTCTTGACTTGTGCCGCCGTTCTGCTATACTTCCATTGAAAGGGGTGTACCAGATGACCGAAACGGCATTTCTTGCGGAGCTTATCAGAAAGACCGGGATGCTTCACAAAGATCTTGCAAGCAAACTCGGGATCACAAAGACAACACTTTCGGACCGACTCAATAACAAGAAAAGAAAATCAATGTCGGTTGCCATGTTTGCGGCCATGCTGGACGCGCTCGGCTATGACCTTGTAGCCGTGCCGCGCGGAGCTGCCGACGGGCTGCCGGACACCTGGAAAGCGCCAACCGGGACGGGGGAATGATCCCCGCCCCGGTTTTCTGTTACCCCTCATCAGGCGGCAATCTTGGCCAGCTCGGCGGCCAGGGCGACAGCGGCGCGCTGGGCCTTGTTCGTCAACTTCTTATGATAGCTACCCGTGATGGTGCTGAAGTAAAAGCCGGCGGCGGTCACGGCAGAGCGCAGGGCGGGCGCGTTCTTGGCGTGCTTGGCGAGCACAACACGGTAGCGGGCCAGGGCCTTGTCTGCGTAGATGGTCCAGCCGGCGCCCTGGGCGATGATGGCGGCGGGGGCGGTCTCGGGGGCGGTGGTGGTGGCGGTGGTTTCGGGTGTCATGGCGGCGGCCTCCTCTTTCTGTGCGGTGGTGGGGATCTCTTCGGCGGGGATCTCTTCGGCGGGCTGTTCGGCGGTCTCGGGGGCGGTGGTCTCCGGGGCGGTCTCCTCGGCGGGGGCCTCCTCGGCGACGGTGGCAGCGGTCTCGGGGGTGGTCTCTTCGGCGGGAAGCAGGGCCAGCAGCTCGGCGCGGATGGCGTCGAATCTCTTGTCAGCATCTGCACAGTTTGTAAAGGTCTTTTCCGCGGTGCTCTTGGCAAAGCTGCGGACATCGCGCGCCAGGCCCCAAACGCCGGAAAACTTTTCCAGCGCGGCGGCGGCGGCGTTGATCTCGTCGGGGGTGCCGTTGATGCTGGCGGCAATGTTGCGGAGCAGGTGACCCTTGACCATGGCCGCAAGGCGGTTCAACTCGTCAACCTTCGCGGAATCATCGCGGGCCACATAGGCGGCTTTTTGACGGTTTGCGCGGAGCTTGGCGGCGCGCTGTTCGAGATCGGCGCGGCGCTCGGAAACGATGTAGCCGGACTTATCAAGCTCAATGGGTTCGGGCTTGAGGCCCCAGCGGCAGAAGGTGCGGCCCATAAGGTCAAACACGCGGCCGCTGTTGTCCAGCTGCACAAAGTCGCCGGAGCGGTCAGCGGGGGCAAAGCGTCCGGAACGGTCCGCCTTGACCTCGGCGGGCTTGCGGATGTATTCGAGGGACTGGGAGACGACGAAGCACAGAGCGCTTTCCTTGCGGCGGGCGTCCTCAAAGGTGCCCTTCATGGAAAACTGGTCGAGGCCGAATTTATAAACGCGCTTGCCATCAATCGCAACGGTTTTACCGTCGAGGGAAACATAGTGCAGCCTGGTGGGCTTGCCGTCGTAGTTGGTCCAGGACACCAGCAGCACGGTCAAGGCGCCATCGTCGCTGGGCTTGCCGACGGCGGCGCGGGCGCTGTTGACGGTGAACTTGCCGTTGATCTCGGCCAGGGTATAAGGCCGCTGGAAGTCGAATCCATACGCGGCATGCAGGCCGCGCAGGGCGGCGGGGTTGACGGTCATGAGGTGGTTCTTGACGATCTGGGCGGCGGGGGCGCTCTTGTAATTGGTGGTCATGGTGTTAGCTCCTTTCTTCTCGGTGGCGGTGGTGGTGTCGGCGGGGGTAGCATCGGCGGGGGCTTTCTCTTCCCAGGCCCCGCAGGGGTTGCCGTCCTTGTCATAGCGGCGGGCGACATTGGGAGTAAACCAGATGATGCAATCGTTCTCGTGGTCGGCGATGGCGGCGGCGAATCCGTTACGGTCGCCGGTGAAATGGTACGCGGTGAAGTGCTTTGCCATGGTGGGCGGCTCCTTTCGTGGTCGTGGTGTCTCGCGTGATGTCTCGCGTGGTGTGGCCTTAATATACACCGATAATCGGTGCTTGTCAATAGGCAAAATCGAATTTTTGAAAATTTTTCTGCACTTGCTTTCGGTGCTGTTTTGCGATATAATGAAGCGGGAAGGGGTGAACCATTGTGATTAGAACAAAATTCGGTATTCTGGAAGTGCTGTCAAACGCCGGGTATACTACCTACCAGCTAAGAAAAAACAAAGTATTCGGGGAAAGCGTGTTGCAAAAGTTCCGCACGGGCGGGATACCCAGCAAAGAGGAGTTAAACCGGCTGTGCTATCTCCTCGAAATGCAGCCGGGTGACATCTTGGAATATGTGCCGGACGATCAACCGCCCGCCGATGAGCTGCCGCCGGAGCGGTGACCAGGGCAGGCCCTCGCCGATCCAGACGG